TGTTCGACAAGCAGCGCTCCCCGCAGCGCAAGAAGTGGGAGAAGCTCAAGCCTTCGACGATCAATCTCAAGAGGTGGTCCGGCAACACGAGAGGCGCCGAGTTCGTCGGAACGTGGACCGGCGATCTCGTCGAATCGCTCAAGTTCAGAGTGGTCGGGGATTCTGTGCTGATCGGAAGCGATCTCTATTACGCGCCGTACTTCCATTTCTTCGTGAAGCGAGGCGAAAGCGGTCATCCGTGGGGCGACATTCCGGCCCGCCCGTTTCTCGGAGTCAGCGAGCGAGCGGACAAGCGAATACTGAAGGTCATGAACAAATTCTTCAGAACCGACATCATCAAGTAGTTGCACGATACTCAAGAGGACAGACGCATGGCGAGTATCGAAGACCTGATCGACTTCACGCAGCGCACGCTCGGCATCGACGACACAGTCGCCGACAGGTACGAGCGCAGCCTGGTCAAAGAGTTCGGGGCCGAGATGATCAGAATTCCGAAGAGCGACCGCAAGTGGCGCAACGCGGAGATCAAGGCCGCCTACGATGGCAAAGAGAAGACGGTGGTGAAGCTGGCGCGACAGCACGGCATATCGGAGCGAATGGTCTGGCGCATCATCGCAGAGGATTGAATATCGCCTCGTATTGGTGTATAATAAGCTTATTATACGATTCAACGCGAGGTGATATATGGATGACTCAGTTCCGACTCCGCTAGAATGGGCCGAGATGTCAGCGGCAGCTCTCGCAGAAAAAAACAGAGAGGTCGTGAGCGAGATGATGTCTCGCTTCGAGGCTATACAAAAATGCAGCGAGCGAGAACACTGGAGAAGAATCTTCGCGGCATCCGCGATTCAGTCTGGATCGTCGTGCGAAGACGCGGTCGCCATCGCCGATGAAATGTTGAAGTTGCTTTGCATCGACGGACGATAGACAGAGGAGTTAAACGATGAAATTTCTTTTTGTTCTCGGCCTCGTTATGATGGTTGTCGGCTATCTGGCTGTGAGGTTCGATATCTTTCCTAGAACGCCTTTACAGAAGTCGCTCGGAAAGGTTAGCGATGGCGATTTGATCATGGGAATCGCCTTTTTTTTCGGGCTGTTCTGCGTCATCGTGTCGGCGCTCTGGTGGGGTCTGACGTGATGTGGTGAGACATCCTGACGATCATCGCCTTGCTGCTGCTCTCGCCGCTCATCGGCATCGCGGCTTCCATCTTCGCTCTGCTGCTCTTCGCGGCGTTCCCGATCTGGATCGCGTGGCAGGTGTTTCTTGAGAAGTTTCTGAAGCGCGAGACTGGGCTTCATAAAATGTTGACTCCGTGATCGCGTTCTTGTAGTATACGAACACTATCAGCCCTGTCAGACTGATAAAGAAAACCTTTTGACCTGGAGAGTTCGGAGAAATCCGAGGCGGTGCATATCGTCTGACAGACTCGCCAGGATTAAAAGGTTTTTTTATGCAAGACAGAAAACAGCTATCACACTCCAGATTGAAAGAACTTCTTCATTACGACCATGAAACTGGTGACTTTATATGGAAGGTAACTCCAAGCTATAATAAGAAAGTAAACCCAGGTGATGTTGGAGGTTGGATAGAAACAAGAGGGTATAGGCGCATTGAAATTGATAGACGAACTTATAGCGCTCACAGGTTAGCGTGGTTTTACATGACAGGTAAATGGCCGATGTATGAAATCGACCACATAAACGGCCAACGATGTGATAATAGATTTTGCAACCTTAGAGAAGTGACAAGCGCGCAAAACAACCAAAACAGCAAGTCAGTGTGGGGTAGCTCTAAATATCGCGGTGTATGGTGGAGCAACAGTGTTGGTAAATGGCAATCACAGATAAAGTTGAATGGTAAACGATTTTATCTAGGAGTATTTGATAGGGAAGAAGACGCCGCAAATGCGTACAAATCAGCGCGACTCAAATATCATCCATTCGCACCAACAGAGAAATCTTTATGACAACTGTTATATCAAAACAAATCACAGATTGCAAAGTAGTAACAGACGATCATACCAATAACGTGAAACACTTACACGAGTCGATGAAACGCCCTGAAATACTGTGCGGCTCTACATTCAAAATAAAAACTCCGCTTTCAGATCACGCGCTATATATTACTATAAACGACATCGTGTTGAACGATGGAACGCCAGACGAAGAGAAGCGTCCGTTTGAGGTTTTTATCAATTCTAAAGATATGAGTCATTATCAGTGGGTTCTAGCTCTGACGCGGGTTATTTCTGCTGTGTTTCGTAAAGGAGGTGAGTGCGCGTTCCTGATAGATGAACTTAAATCTGTTTTAAATCCGAACGGCGGTTATTTCAAGAAAGGCAAATTCATGCCGTCGCTGGTGGCCGAGATCGGCGACGTGCTTGAGACGCACTTAACTGGTCTAGGTCTGTACGTAAAGGACGACAGCCTCGCGGTGGCGGCAAAGGCGATGATCGACGATAAGTTGTCGTCGAAGGTCGGAGAAGACAAGAAATCTGGAACTCTTTGCGACAAGTGCGGAGAATATTCGGTCGTCATGTTGGACGGATGCTACACCTGCGTGAGTTGCGGGGCTTCCAAATGCGGATAATCGGATGAGCGAACATCTCTGCTGTTTGAAGCACCACAAAAAATGTTGCTGCAACTGCGATCACAGGATCACGATCTACGCGCATCCAGAAAATCCGGTCGGAAAAGGCTACGGCAGGATAACTGACGTTTTCGGATACGGGTGCGCGAATCCAGAGATCGCTCGTAAGTCCGCTTTTTATTCGAGTTCTGGTCACGGCCTGTGCGAACTGTGGAGCTAGATCGTTGAAACCGTTTGAGCTGAAAGACAACGCGAGAGCTGTCCTCTCTTTTCTGAGCGACGGCAAAACGCATCCGGTCGCCGAAGTGTCAGAGCGTCTGTCCATAGATCGCAGCACTGCGCGCAAAATACTGCAACGCCACTACGCGATGGCGTTCGTCGACGAGAGAAAGCAGGACAACAAGAGCCTGTTCAGGATAACACAGAAGGGCAGAAATGCGCTCTGCGAGACGCGAGCGAAGACCAGAGAGATGCCGTCGGTGCCGAAACCTGGAGAAGTCGTGCCGTTTCTCAGAGCGCTGAGCGAGTCGATCACTCTGATGGCGGATCGTCTCGAATATTACGACGGTTAGAAGAGAAGTATCCGCTTTTTTGTACTATCCAATTCCTACCTGTCACATCCCCGCTTGACAACTTCAGTTAGTGGCCGATTAAACTTCGGTCATGAACGCGAATCCCTCCAAACGCAGCTATACCCACATCGCATCTCGGCTCTTCAACGTGCCGCTGATGGTGCATCCGGCGAAGCTGGACGCGATCATCCACGGCATCGGGCCGCGTCTCGGAGTCGATGTCGATCCAGAGGCTTATGTCGTCGGGTTTCCTCGCGCCGATCATGCGCCGTACCGTCTCGAAAACGGCATCGGCATCATATCGGTTCATGGCGCTTTGACCCATCGCTCGTCGATCTCTGCTCCGTCGACGTACTTTCGCGGATACGAGGAAATTTCGTCAGAGCTGCGAGCCGCTCTCGAAGATCCGAACGTCAAGGACATCGTGATGGAGTTCGACTCTCCTGGAGGAGAGGTGTCTGGAGCCTTCCAGTTGGCCGAAGAGATCTATCGCGGCCGTTCCGTCAAGCCGATTCACGCGATGGTGACGGACATGGCGGCGAGCGCTGGATACCTGCTCGCCAGCGCGGCGACTTCTATCACGGCCACGAACACGTCCATCACTGGCTCCATCGGCGTCGTGATGCGCCACGCCGACTACTCGAAAGCGCTCGCGAACGAAGGTGTCAAGGTCACGCACATCCACGCCGGAGCGCGCAAGGTCGACGGCAACCCTTATGAGCCGCTGACCGCAGAGGTCAAGCGCGACATGCAGGCGAGCGTCGACTACTACTACGGCCTGTTCGTCGATGCGGTGGCGCTTTATCGCGGCGGTGTCGGCCTTGATCGGGACGCCATACGCGCGACTGAAGCCGCCGTGTTCGTGTCGGATCATGCGCTCGAAATCGGTCTGATCGACCGGGTCGAGTCGCCGGATGCGCTGTTCGAACGCCTTTTGGCTCTCAGAGAGTCCAATAGTTTCTTTTCACAATCAGAGGTTTCAAACATGTCCGAAGATCGCGAGAAGTTGATCGCGCTGGAGGCGTCGAACGTCGATCTCAAGTCGAAGCTGATCGCGTCCGAGTCTATGGTCGCCGATCTCGCCGCTCAACTGGAGGCTGTCCGCCAGCAGTTGTCCGTCGAGTCCGACCGCGCCAAGCAAGCAGAGGCGCAGATTCAGGCGCAGCGCGAAGCCGCTCGCAAGATCGCTGTCGAGTCGCTGTTCGCCGACATGCACCAGGAGATGAGCGCCGAGCGCGCAGCGCCATATCTGGCTATGAGCGACGAGTCGTTCGCGGCCATCAGCGCCGACCTCAGAGCGCTGTCCGCTCCGGTCGTCGACCAGAAACTGTTCGTCGAGACCGCAGTGTCCGGCGCGTCGCGAGACGCGAACGTGATCGATCTCGGCGCGCAACTGTTCAAGCAAGTAGCGGGAGTGAAGTGATATGGCGACTTACGCGGAGCCGATTCGCGGTTACGAGGCCGTCCTGAGCGACAGCGGCAACATCAGCTACGAGAACGTTACCGTCGGCTCTGGTGCCGATCTCGTCTCTGGTGCAGTGCTCGGTAAGAAGAATTTCGTGCAGGCCGCAGCGCCGATCCCGACCATCGTCGGCACCGGCACCGGCCTGATGTCCGCCCTGACCTTCGGGCCAGACGTCCAGGTCGGCAGCTACGTCATCACACTGACCGCAACGTCGGCGACGGCCGCGTTCAGCGTGGTGGCACCAGACGGCACGGCTCTTCCTGCCGGCGCGGTCGGCACGGCCTACAAGTCGACGCACCTGAGCTTCCTGATCTCGAACGGCGGGACCATGACGCTCGGCGACGCCTACACCGTGGTCGTTAGCGCGGCTGGAACCCCGGTTCTGGTCGGCACCGGCACCGGCACCGTGTCAGGCGTGTCGCTCGGCAAGTACGCCAAGCTCGGCACCTATCGCGTCAAGCTGACCGCCACGTCGGCCACCGCGCTGTTCGAGGTGCAGGGTCCGAACGGTCTTGTCGGCACCGGAAACGTCGCCACCGCATTCGCGTCCGATCACGTCAACTTCACGCTGGCGAACGGCGGGACCATGACGCTCGGCGACTACTTCAATATCGTCGTCGCCAACCAGGCGAACGTGACCGGCCGGTACTACGCCTACGACCCGACCGCCGTCGACGGCACCCAGGAACCGGTGGCCGTGCTGGTCCAGCCCGCCGCCGCCGCTTCAGTCGCCGTGTCGGCGAACGCCGTCGCTCGCTTAGCCGAGGTGAAACTCGACAAGCTGACCTGGAAAGCGAACGTCTCCGCAGCGCAGAAGATCGCCGCCGCGAAACAGTTGGCCGCCAATTCCACCATCGTGGTGCGGAGTTAAGTCATGTTGGACATCTATCGCGATTACTTCACCCGCGAGCAGCTCATGGCGAGCATCGCCAAGGCTCCCTACATCCCAGGTCGTCTGTCCGAGTACTTCGAGTCGATGCCGCTGACCAGCACCACGCTGGCCTTGGAAGACCAGCCGACCAACGGCGCGTCGATCCTGGCCGGCGTCCCGCGCGGCACCCCGTCGAAGGTCGAAACCCTTGAGCGCCGCAACGTCTTAACATTCAACACCTCGCACTATCGCGCCGACGGCAACGTCTACGCCGACGAGGTCTTGAACGCCCGCGCCTACGGGGCCAACGGCGGTGCCGAGATCATCCAGCAGCGCCGCGACATGCTGATGTCGCGGATGCGCCGCGACATCGATCTGACCCACGAGTCGCTCCGCATGGCTCAGTTTGTCACTCCGACCAACGCCTTCGGAACCATGCCCGCGTCGCAGCAGATCGCGTTCAACACCGACGCGACCAAGACGCGAGCCGAGATCTTCACCAAGATCATTAAGCCCATCGAGTCTGCTCTGGACGGCATCCCGCACTCCGGCATCTGGGCGCTGTGCGAGGACGCCATCTGGGCGAAGCTGATCGAGAACGCCGCGATCAAGGCCACCTGGCTGAACTGGCAGAACGCCAACAGCTTGCGCGGCGACCCGCGCGAGATGGTGAACTTCGGCGGCGTGACCTTCGAGCGCTATCGCGGCACCGGCACCGTCAACCTGACGTCCGGGCACATTCGCGCCTTCCCGGTCGGCGTGCCGCAGATGTGGATTCAGGCGTTCGCTCCGGCCGACACGCTGGACACCGTCGGGGCCGGCGCATTGGGCACCCCATACTGGCCGCAAGCCATCCCGAGTTCCGACAACCGCCGCTGGTATCTGGAGATCCAGACCAACTGCGTGATGGTCTGCACTCGCCCGACCGCCGTGATCTCGATCACGACTGACTGATGGGCTACGCGACCTACGACGACCTGCTCGCCAACTTCGGCGAGCGGGAAATCGAGTCGGTGACGGACAGAGACCGCGACGGCGTGTCGGACGACGGCGTCGTCGAAGACGGTCTCTCGTTCGCGGACGACATGATCGACGGCTACCTTCGCGGTCGGTACTCGCTTCCTCTGGCCGTCGCGAACCGCAACCTCGTCGGGATCGCCTGCGACATCGCGCGGTATCGCTACTACCAGGACCAGCCGACCGATCTGGT